TCACACAGACCCGCTAGGGACTGCGGGCGGCTGGAATCTTATTACTATGATTCAGGCTTTCGGTATCCCGAAGGAAGCGGTTTTGTTTGCGCCTTTTATCGACTACAAATACGGAATCTCTAATACAGACTTAGCAGGGCTTTATTCGACTATGGACGTATTTCTTGCCCCGTCCTTCGGAGAAGGATTCGGAGTCCCCACGATCGAAGCTCAGGCTTGCGGGGTGCGGACTATCGGGTCGAACTGGGCGGCTACCCCCGATCTAGTTTCCGAAGATTCTTGGCTAGTCGAAGGGCAACCCACTTGGGACGCTTCGCAAGCCGCCTTCTGGCAAGTCCCGCTAGTCCCGTCGATCGTCGCCGCACTCGAAGAAGCGTATAAAGCCGAGCGTGGAGTTTCGAAGAAGTCAGTCGAGTTCGCTCAACAATTCGATTCGGAAACTGTTTGGCAGAATCATTGGTTGCCGACCCTAACTAAATTGCTCAAACGCTAATCAGATAGAATGGGTTTATGGCAATCACTAACGGATACGCAACCCTAGCGGAAGTAAAAGCCGCGCTCAGAATCGTAGATAATCTCGACGATTCTTTGCTCGAAATGGCGATCGAGTCTGCTTCTCGCCTATTGGATTCGTATACCGCCCGAAGCTTCTATAACGCCGGGACTGCGATTCGCTACTTCACCGCGACTAATGATTTTCTAGCTAACATTGACGACGCAATAACGATTACGCAGATAGCGACGGATAGTTCTGCGGACGGAACTTACGACATTGTTTGGCAAGCGGACGACTATCAGTTAGAGCCGCTAAATAACCGCGTAGACGGGCTTGTAGTGCCTTCTAACGCCATTAGAGCAATCGGCGACTATACCTTCCCGGTCTGGGGAGAAGAAGCCTTAGTGAAGGTTACAGGCACTTGGGGTTGGGCTTCAGTCCCTATCGCTATCAAACAGGCAACGATTATTCAGTCAAGCCGAATCTTCAAACGTCTAGATAGCCCCCTTGGAGTGCTATCGTCGCCCGATCTCGGCTTTATCCGCGTGGGCGCAAGAATCGACCCGGACGTTGCTCAGTTAGTAGACCCTTACAGGATCGTGAAGTTCGCCTAATGGCTTCGATTTCCGCTCTTCGTTCCGGGCTTGCCACTAACCTTCTTACCGCTAACGTTCGAAGCTCGGCTACTCTCCCCGAGCTAGTGAACCCGCCCTTTGCCCTTATCGTCCCTGCGGGCGTAACTTATCACCGGGCTTTCAACGACGCACTAAGCGAATACAACTTCACAGTTACCTTAGTAGTGGGTCGAGCAGACGCTCGCACCGCTCAGACCGCTCTCGACGCTTATTGCTCGGCTAGCGGAGTTTCATCTATCAGACGTGCGATAGAATCAGATAAGACTCTCGGCGGCGTGGCTTATGCCGTCGTGGTAACCGATATGCGAAACTACGGCGCAACAACTATCGGTGAAACAACATATCTGGCGGCAGAGTTCAACGTTGTCGTTCAGGCTGACTAAAAAAGGAAAAAAATGCCAAAAGTAGTAGTTACATCAAGATTCGTCAGTCTAAACGGAACTGACCTATCATCAAGCTTGGCTGGTGCTTCGCTAGAGATTACTGTCGAAGAGATCGACAAGACTTCTTTAGGTTCGCAGGGCTGGCGTGAAGTTGCCGCAGGTCTAAAGAGTGGTTCGGTTACTTTGAACTTTCTTCAGGACTTCGGCGCAGGTTCGGTGGACGCGACTCTATTCCCGCTCTTGGGATCTGAAGGAACTGTAGTTATCCGCCCGGCTTCGGGAACTGTGTCTGCCACAAATCCCGCGTATTCGGCGACTGTGCTTATCTCGCAATATTCTCCAATTTCGGGACAGGTCGGCGATCTCCAGACGTTCGATATCACGATTCCGACTGTTGGCGCTATCACCCGCGCAACCGCCTAATAAGGACTAAACAAAAATGAGAATAACCCTACGCGTTACTTTTTTGAACGGCGAAACTAAAGAAGTTGTTTGCTCGGCTAGCGATCTAGTCAAGTTTGAAAATCACTTCAATATTTCGATAGGCAAAATTGAAGAAGATTTGAAGATAAGTTATCTTCTTTTCTTAGTTCACGCCGCCGAAGTTCGCACAAAAGCAACTACTCTCGATTTTGACTCTTGGCTCGAATCGGTCGAATCTGTAGGAGCAAGTGAAATAGCCGACCCAAAATAAAGGGGCTAGGCGACAGTAGTTCACATTGGTTTATTGCCAGCCTAGCTTGCGAAACAGGTATCGCTCCAAGCGTCCTTTTAGAGCAGTCGGATCGTATGCTCTGGACTATGGGGCGATATCTTATTTGGAAAGCAAACGAAATGAATAAGCGGTAATGGCAGACGTAATCTACTCGAATATTCGGGACTTGAATAAGCGTCTTGACCTTATCGACGTGAAACTCAAGCGTGAGCTTCAGAAAGAAGCTAAGAAGCCCGCAAAGGTCATTCAGGCGGCGATCGTAAAGGCTATCCCGGATTCTCCACCGCTTAGGGGTATGAATCACAGGGGCAGGACTTCGTGGAATTATTCGAAGAACTGGAAGGGCGACATAATCAAGCCAAAGTCGGTTTCCATTAACTTCAAATCGACTGGCTCGAAAAGAGCGGCGATTACTTCTCTAGTTCGAGTTCAAGCTAACTCGGCTATCGTTTCGATCATAGATACTGCGCGAGTTGCCCGTAGTCCGCAGGGAACGCTTTTTATTCGTGCGCTTGGCGGCACACCTTCTCGCTATGTCTGGCCAGCGGTTGAAAAGAAACTTCCTGCGGTCGAAGCAGAAGTTAGAATGGTCTTAGACAAATACACGAAAATAGTTGGATTCTAGGAGATAAATAAATGGCAGTAATTGTCCCCTTAGTATCCAAGTTCGACCCCAAAGGCGTAAACAATGCTAAGAAAGCCTTTGGCGGTTTAAGTAAAAGCCTAAAAGGAACTATTGGTGCTTTAGGTATCAGTCTTGGTCTTAGTGCTATTACTAATCAGCTCAACGCGGCGGCTAAGGCGGCGACTGCGGACGCTAAATCGCAGGGCTTATTGGCTAATGCGCTCAAGAATACTGTTAGCGCAACTAATGAGCAGATAGCCGCAGTTGAAACTTCCATAAGCAAAATGGAAAGTTTGGCGGCAGTTGCCGACGACGAGATTCGCCCGGTCTTTGCCCAACTTACAAGAGTTACTGGCGATCTCGGTCAGGCTACAAGTCTTACAAGTTTAGCTTTAGACGTTGCCGCCGGGACTGGTCGCGGACTAAACTCGGTCGCTATTGCTCTAGGCAAGGCTTATCAAGGTAACTCAACTGCCCTAACCCGGTTAGGAATAAACGTCAAGGGCGTTTCAGACCCTATGGCTTTGCTAGAAAAGCAGTTCGCAGGTTCGGCTGAAGCCGCCGCAAAGCTTGACCCCTACCAGCGTCTAGAAATCGTTTTCGGTAACTTACAAGAGCAAATCGGTGCGGCTCTCCTTCCATACCTAAACGAATTAGCAGATTACTTCAATTCGGCAGAAGGTCAAGCAAAGCTCAAGCAGTTTGCTAGCGACGTTGCCGATATCGCTACTTCAGTTATCGACCTAGCCGACTCTCTTCAGTTGTCGGGCATACTAGACGATTTAGCTATTCTGATCGAGCGTTTCGCCGCTCTATCTAAATTGAACTTTGGCAAGTTAGCGGAGCAAGACGCTAATGCCGCTATGGATTCTTACGTCGAGTTGTATAAAACTAATCGTGCGGCTTACGACGAGAAAATCGCTTTTCTAAGACGATCAAAGGGCGCTCAAGCGGCGGCGATAATCGCCGACATTGAATCTTATGTTATGAAGAATAGACCTGCGACTGGGCAGGGTGGTTCGGTTCTTGATAATTACTTTGGCTCTACAGGTTTGCGCGGTGGTCTTGGAACCGGGATAAAGATTGCCCCGCCACCGCCACCGCCTAAAGGCACGACTGGTCTTACTGCCGCTCAAAAGGCGGCTAAGACTGCCGCCGAAGCCGCTAAGAAAGCCGCCGAAGCCGCCGCTGAAACGGCTAAAGATCTCGCAGAAGCTTTAGCGAAAGAAACCGAAGCTCTAGCCGAGTTCTCTAAAGAACTTATGGGGCTTTCGCTAGGCGTAAAACCGCTTATCGACTTAGGGCGTGAAATCGGTCAGTTCGAGCAGACTGCTACTAGCGGATTCGACGCAATTGCGGAATCGATCCAGAACGGAATTGGTAACGGAACTATTGTTGCTAGAGCCGGGAAGAATCTTCTTGACTATGTTGCGACCGAACGCAAAGCTCTAACCGCTATTGCCCGCCAAAGGGACGAACTTGCTTCGAAGCGCAGTCTTGCTCAGGCGCTTATCGGGGACGTAAAGGACGCGGTTCGCGGGTTCGCTTCGATCACTAGCCTAGTGAATCAGGAAACGGGCAACCTAGTTTCGAACTTCTCAGACGTAGTTACCCGGAGCAAAGAGTTCGCTTCGCAGTTGAAGCAACTCCGGGAACTTGGGCTAGATAAGAACCTGTATAAGCAGATCGTAGACGCAGGGCTAGAAGCGGGGTCTGCTACCGCCGCCGAGATCATCAAGGGCGGAACTGGGACTGTAAGCGAACTAAATAACCTGTTCTTAGAGCTTGAGCGGGTCGGAGAAGCCATAGCGGAAGATACCGCCCTAGTTATGTTCAATAACGGCGTGGAAGTCGCTGGCGGGCTTGTGGCGGGTCTTATGAGCCAAGAGCAAGCGTTAGTGAACGCCGCGACCGCGCTCGCGGACGCATTTACTTCTACGTTTAACTCTATGATCACAAATCTAAAAGTTCCTTCGCAGGAGTTCGAGCAGATTACTTTGAGTCTTGCCGACATAGCGGCGGGCAATGTAGGGGTTTCTGGGGCGAACAGTAGCGTTACTCGACGACTAGCCGGGAACTATCTTCGTAATACGCAGGGTCAGGGCGCTCAGACTGTAACGATTACTGTAAAGGCTGGTCTTGGAACGGACGGCAAGGCGGTAGGTCAGGCTATCCAAGCCGAGCTGAATAAATACAACCGATCGAACGTGGCGCTGGTCTAATGCCTACTGAGAAAGTCGAAATCGGGTTCGACCTGCGCGGTGCGGGTGGACCATTTCTAGTTCTTGACGACCCGGTAGCGGGTAAACTCGACGATCCGAACTGGGTTCTCGGCGGAACTATCTTTATCGACATTACGGGCGACGTTACGGGTTTCACTATTCAGCGGGGTAAGGCTAACGATATTGGGAACTTCTCTTCGGGTGAAGCGGTCGTCGAGTTGAATAATCAGAATCGCTACTATGACCCAACTTATGAAGCGTCGCCTTATTTCGGAAACATTATTCCTAAACGGCAGGTTCGTATTTGGACTAATGACGCTATTCAGTATTTCGGTTCGGTAGACGACTGGAATCTTGCTTATTCTTCGAACGGCGACGCGGTTGCTTCCTTTGTTACTTCGGACGGGTTCGCCGAGCTTACTAATCAGACTTTGCCCGCTTCTACCGCTACGGCGCAGTTTTCGGGGGCGAGAGTAAACGCAATTCTTGATAGTCCTTTTGTGGACTGGGCGCCCGATAACCGCCAGATAGATACCGGGTCGGCTTATCTCGGTGCGGACGTGATCGCCGAAGGGACTAGCGCACTAGCCTATATTCAGAAGGTCGAGCAGTCTGAGCTTGGGCGGTTCTTTATTGCTAAGGACGGGAAAGCGACTTTTCAGGATAGAACTGTTGCGCCTAGCTCGGTGGGGCTTATCGAGTTGTCTAATACTGGGACGGGTATCCCTTATCAAGATTTAGTGGTTATGTATGGGTCGGAAGATTTGGCTAACGAGATAG